TAAGCTGTAGGTCGCAGGTTCAAATCCTGCTGCGTTCACTTATAACTCAAGGAGTAACACATGACAAAGACATTAGACACACTGATTCCAGACATCTACGAGACGCTCGAACAGGGTGTCGATGTCACACAGCCTCACGTTTCTGAGGCATTAGAAGAAGTCGGAGGCCTTGTGCGAGAGGCAGTCGAAACTATACTCCGTGAAGGTCAGCGTAAAGGTGCATCAAACCTACGCTTGTCTTCAATCGGTAAGCCAGACCGTCAGATTTGGTACGGAGTACAGGGCGAAGAAGGAGAGTCTATCAACGGGCAGACTAAGATTAAGTTCCTTATGGGACATGTCCTTGAGGCTCTCCTGATTTGTTTGACCAAGGCAGCAGGCCACACAGTAACAGAAGCACAGGACGAGGTAATGGTAGAGGGCGTACTAGGCCACCAAGACTGCGTGATTGACGATGTGCTTGTGGATATTAAGTCTGCTTCCTCATTTGCATTCAAGAAGTTTAAAGAGGCACGGCTTACAGACGACGACCCCTTCGGTTACATTGCACAGATTAGTGCCTATGCAACGAAGAACAATCGTAAGGAAGCAGCCTTCTTTGCAATCGACAAGAACAGCAGTGAGCTTTGCATCTTACCAGTACACGACATGGAAATGATTGATGCACCATCACGAGTAAATTATCTAAAAGACATGGTGACCAAGGACGCAGCACCTGCTCGTTGTTACGACACCATAGCAGATGGCAAGTCAGGCAATCGTAAGCTTGCAGTTGGTTGTGTCTTCTGCTCATTTAAAAAGAAATGCTGGGCTGACGCCAATGGTGGCCAGGGTCTGAGAGCATTCAAATATTCTAACGGAGTACGTTACCTTGCAACTGTGGCAAAGACCCCAGACGTTGAGGAAGTACAGGTGTAATGAGATTCAAAAGAAAAAAGTACGACCACGAATACAAATCAAACTCTGAGTACGAGGCTGCACAGCAGCTACACAAGCAGAAGATTAAGTTTGTGTATGAGCAAGAGAAGCTGGCCTATGAATGGCGTGAGGATAAGAACTACATCCCAGACTTCTTCTTGCCCAACGGAGTTATCCTTGAGGTGAAGGGACGCTTTATGATTGAGGACAGGAAAAAACACCTGTTCATTAAGGCACAGCACCCCGACCTTGACATCCGATTTGTCTTCGATAATCCTACCCGCAAGTTATACAAGGGCGGCAAGATGACCTATGCAGATTGGTGTGACAAACACGGTTACATGTATTGCAAATTAAAAGAGGGCATTCCGCAATCGTGGCTTGACAAACAGGATGCAAAGTAGTAAGATAACAATTCACTTGGACGAGTTTCGCCCAGACGAATCCTCACCAGAACGTACATTGTTCTTGTGTGTTATTCTTCAAGCGTTACTCGATGCAGCCAAGCCAGCTTACGAAGGTGAGCCAGCTACTGCAAGAATAGACAGGGACAGAGCATCGGCTTGGTTCTTCGCCTCAGTAGGTACAACAGCACAGGACTTTGAGGAAGTGTGTACCAATGCAGGAGTAGATGCCGATTACATGAGAGACTTTGCATACAAAGTTTTGCAAACAGGAGAGGTAGAATATGTCAGGAAAAGAATTAACGCAATCCTTGGACACTAAGTTTGGTTATACACAGGTACCAGACGACCCAGTAAACAGCCCGTCACACTACAACAGCAAGGGCGTTGAAGCAATTGACGCCATTGAGGCAAGCATGTCTGACGAGGAGTTCCAAGGTTACTGCAAGGGTAACGCAATGAAATACATGTGGCGTTACAACTATAAGGGTAAGCCTGTGGAAGATTTGAAAAAAGCGCAATGGTATTTGAATAAGCTCATTGCCTCATTGGAAACTATGTAGTATAATTGGAGTCTTCGACTATGCAAGTAAAATTAATTGACCATATGGGTAGTGACCTGACAGTTGTCAACGCTGCCCGTGTTTCTTTTAACAAGGAATCACAACGAGTACAGAACGGAAACCACGAGGACTTGTCCCCAGAAGACCAACGTCTTATCAAGTACCTAGCTAAACACAAGCACTGGTCGCCGTTCTCACATTGCTTCTTACAGTTTCGTATTGAAGCTCCCCTCTTTGTCGCACGACAGCTAGTGAAACACCAAGTGGGCTTGGCTTGGAATGAAGTCAGCCGCCGCTATGTGGACGCTACACCTAAGTTCTTCACACCAAAGGCGTGGAGGACTAAGGCAGACAACGTGAAGCAGGGTAGCTCAGATGAAACTATAGACTATCACATTGGCTCATACACACGCTCTGCCATTGCAGAGTATGAACGTATGCTAAGTGTGGGCATTGCCCCAGAGATGGCACGTATGGTGCTGCCACAGAACATGTACACAGAATGGTACTGGTCTGGCTCACTATACGCCTTCTCTCGTGTTGTTAACCAGAGGCTGGACAAGACATCGCAAGCAGAGACGAGATACATCGCAGACTTAATAAGCCAAGAGGCTGCACGATATGATTTTAAATACAGCTGGAAAGAGCTAACAGGAGAGGAGCTTCGCACAAATGACGAACCAAAATACATTGACTAATTACCTACCATCGGACTACCAGACGTTCATTGCAACATCACGATATGCCCGTTGGCTAGATGACGAGGGACGCAGGGAAACCTGGGGTGAAACCGTAGGCCGTTTCATCGACAACATCGTACGCCCATCAGACCTAGATAGCAAGACACTTAACGAGCTTGAGGATGCCATCCTTAACCTAGAGGTAATGCCTTCTATGCGAGCCTTGATGACTGCAGGTCCCGCTGCTGAGCGTGACAACACATGTGTATACAACTGCAGTTACCTGCCTGTTGACCACCCTCGTGCCTTTGACGAAGCAATGTTTATCTTGCTCTGTGGTACAGGTGTAGGCTTCTCTGTTGAACGCCAGTCCATCAGCAAGCTACCCGAAGTACCTCAAGACATCAAGGACACAGACGACCTTATCGTGGTTCAGGACAGCAAGGAAGGCTGGGCTAAGGCATTACGCAAAGTGGTCAGTGGCCTGTACACAGGGGACGTACCCAAGTGGGACTTGTCCAAGATTCGTGCAGCAGGTGAACGCCTCAAGACATTTGGTGGCCGTGCCTCTGGACCTGACCCGCTCAACGACCTGTTCAACTTTGTTGTAGCCAAGTTTAAAGGTGCAGCAGGGCGTAAGCTTAACAGCGTTGAGTGCCACGACATCATGTGTAAGATTGGCGAAGTAGTTGTAGTAGGTGGTGTACGCCGCTCCGCTATGATTAGTTTGTCTAACCTATCCGATGACCGTATGCGTCATGCTAAGTCTGGTCAGTGGTGGGAGAACGAAGGGCAACGTGCCTTGGCTAACAACTCTGTAGCTTACACTGACAAGCCCGATATGGAAACCTTCATGCGTGAGTGGTTGTCCTTGGTCGAGTCTAAGTCTGGTGAGCGTGGTATCTTTAGTCGTGTTGCTGCAGACGACCACGTTAAACGCAATGGTCGTCGTGAGACAGGCAAGGAGTGGGGTACAAACCCGTGTAGTGAGATTATCCTGCGGCCTTACCAGTTCTGCAACCTGACTGAGGTTGTGGTACGTCCCACCGACACAGAGAAAACACTGGCAAACAAAGTACGTCTTGCCTCTATCCTTGGAACAGTTCAATCTACGTTTACAGATATGCCGTATCTTCGTCCTATCTGGCGTAAGAACACAGAAGAAGAAAGGCTGTTGGGCGTGAGCTTGACAGGTATTATGGACAATGAAATTACTAGCAATCCATCTAAGAAACTACTTAACAAGCTTCGTGACACTGCTGTACAAACAAACAGGGATTATGCTGAGCAGCTTGGAATTAGTGCATCTGCGGCCATCACTTGTGTTAAGCCTTCAGGTACTGTGTCGCAGCTGGTTGATAGCGCTTCTGGCATTCATGCACGTCATAGCGAATATTATATCCGCACTGTACGGGGTGATAACAAAGACCCGCTAACACAGTTCCTTACAGATGCAGGTATCCCAGCTGAGCCTTGTGTTATGAAGCCTGACAGCACCACGGTGTTCAGCTTCCCAACCAAGTCACCTGACAATGCGGTAACACGTAACGACATGACTGCCATCGAGCAGCTGGAGCTATGGAAGACCTACGCATTGGAGTGGTGTGAGCATAAGCCATCTGTTACCATCACAGTACGGGACGAGGAGTGGATGAGCGTAGGGGCTTGGGTGTTCGATAACTTTGACATCTGCTCTGGTGTATCCTTTCTTCCACACAGCGACCACACCTATGCACAAGCTCCCTATCAGGACTGTGACAAGGCTACCTACAAGGAAGCTGCTGCTAAGATGCCCAAGAAGATTGACTGGGCTAAGCTCTCTGAGTACGAGATGGAAGACAACACAGCTGGTAGTCAGACACTGGCTTGCTCAGGAGATGCTTGCGAGGTTGTTGACCTGACATGAGGGTAGAGATATACGGGCAGAAAGGCTGCAAGTATTGTAGAGACGCCGTAGTATTCTGTAGGGTTCGAAAGATTCCCTACAGTTACTACGGCATCGGTACGGAAATTACGGCTAAAGAATTTAAAGAGCTATTCCCTACTGAGAAAACAGTACCGCAGATTAAAGTTAATGGTAAGCACATAGGTGGTTACACACAGTTGGAGCATTACATATTATGAGTAGCCCCTGTAAGGCCAGCGCAGAAGCCAAGGTAGAAAGCTGTGAGTTGTCTAACATACACGACACTTGCATACACTGCGGCAGAACAGGACGTGACATTGAGAACTGGTCAGTCATGTCCCACGAAGACAAGAAGCAAGCAAATCTTGCAGCCAAGAAAAGACTCAAGGGTATGTGGCATAAATAATCCTTGACATTTGTTGTGTAATTTATTATAATGTACGTGGTGGTGGGCTGAACCTCCTTTCTCTCTCAAACCCTTGGCTCACCACCATTACTTATATGGAGACACAATGAACAAACGCCCAGTAATTTACATTGGATATGATGGACGTGACCATCGAGCCGTAGAGGTTCTGGCACATTCAATTAAAAAATACAATAAAGAATACGACATCATTCCCCTGATGGAGCCTGCACTACGCCGTAATGGTATGTACCGCAGAGCTTCTGTTGTCTACCCGCACGAACCGCATCAACGCTATGACGCCTTCGACGGTAGACCTTTCAGCACAGACTTCACCTTCACCCGCTTCCTCGTACCTGCATTGAATCAGTACGATGGCCTAGCCCTGTTCATGGATGCCGACATGTTTGTACGTGCAGACATTGCAGGTATCTTTGAGGTGTACGGTAAGAACACACAGTATGCAGTACAATGCGTACAGCACAAACCCTATGAACCCAACAGCAATGTAAAGATGGACGGTGTAGCACAGACAAGCTACTACAGAAAGAACTGGTCTAGCTTTATGTTATTCAATTGTAGCCACCCATCAAACCTAAAGCTTACAGTAGACGATGTGAATCTTAAAACTGGTGGGTGGCTCCATTCCTTTAGCTGGTTAGACGACGACGAGATTGGGTCTATCCACCCTGAATGGAACTGGCTTGACGGGCAGAGTGACCCACAGCTTGAGGCTAAGAACGTACACTTTACTACAGGAGGTCCCTGGTTTAACAAGTGGAAGCCTAGCCGCCCTGTCGAAGAAGCATACGTTGAGGAGTGGCTAGAGGCTGAACAAGAAATAACAACACAACTTATTCTGGAGAACATGTAATGTATAATTTTGTAACGAGCTTTCACAAACAACACGAAGGGGTCTATGGCCTTAAGATGCTTGACTCTGTTGTCAATAAATGGAAGCCAACGGACTTCAAGCTACATGTTTATCTTGAAGGATATGATGGTAAAGCAGATGGCCTACCACAAGCAGACTTTATTGAGTACCGTCACCTAGAGAACATTCAGGCACGTACAGATTTTATTACACGCAATAGCGATAAGAACGGACGCTTCGGTGAAGCACCTTATAACTATCGTATGGATGCTGTTCGCTTCTGTCACAAGGTGTATGCAATGAGTGACCTGTTCTTTGAGCTTCTTGATGCAGGGTCTCAGGACTGGATGGTATGGCTTGATGCCGACACCCTCACTAAGAAAATGTTTAAGGCAGAGGATGCAGCTAAGATTCTAATCCCAGAGGTTGACATTGTACACCTTGGTCGTATTGATATTGACTATAGCGAGACAGGCTTCATTGGTTTTAATCTAGGTATGCACAATGCCTGTTCATTGCTGGTTGACCTGCGTGGTGCGTATGACACAGACGAGGTGCTTGCGTATCGTGAGTGGACAGATGCCTTTGTATTCACACGACTGCTTAAGATTTACGAAGCACACGGAGCTAAGGCACGTAACCTTTCAGAAGGTGTTCGTGGGTTGTCTGTGTTTGACCAGTGTATGCTTGACGATTACTTTACACACAACAAGGGAAACCTTAAGCTTGAATCCTCAGCTAATCCTGAACTATCAAAGGACATGCCAGCAGATGCCAAGCAAGGACCTCAACGATATAAGAAGTTAGCAGCGTTGGTTCGTCACTACTCAGAAGGTCTTAACACCTTTAGCATTGTAGAAACTGGCACGTGGAATGGTGGTCGTGCAATCGAGATGGCATTAACTGCCTTTGAAAGCGTAGATGAGGTACACTATCGTGGCTTTGATTTGTTTGAACAGGCCACTGAAGAGACTGATGCAGTTGAGTTGAATGTAAAAGGACACAATGCGTTGACAGCTGTAACAGAAAGGCTAGAGCATTTTAAAGAGCGTTCAGCAGCGGCAGGAAAGAAGTTTACATTTAAGTTGTATGCAGGAGATACAAAAGAAACAATGAAGGGTCTGCGATACGACGATGTAGACTTTGTATTCATTGATGGCGGTCATTCTTTGGACACAGTGGCCAGTGATTACAGTTTTGTAAGCGACTGCCCTGTTGTTGTTTTCGACGATTACTATTCAACACAAGAAAACAAAGAGTTGCCAGAAGAACACACAGGTATTATTAAAACCTTTGCTGCCATCGAAGGCAAAACAAAGAACGTGTTGCCGTCTGAAGACGCCACTGCTTTTGGTGGTATTGTTCACCTTGCTGTTTGTGTTAAAGAAGGCTGCAAGAAAATTCCAGCAGAGCTTACACGTGTTCCGATTATTGTTAAACCAAAAGACTCGATGCCAAGCGAACACATTAAGAAAAGTGTTACCGAAAATATTGCCAAGATAGATGACTGGGATTGGGTTAAACAATACAAGACAACAGACGACCATGTTATGATTGTCTCTGGTGGTACGATTGACTTTGATAAGGTTAGGGAGACACAAAAGAAATACAATGCAAAAATCTGGTGTGTTAAACACTCTTATCCTCGCCTCTTAAAAGAAGGTATTGTACCTGACGCCTGTATGATTCTTGACCCACGTTCTATCGACGGTATTAGCACACACGGTGTAAAGCGTAAGGATTTGTTTAAGGATATGAACAAGGACACAACCTTTTATATTGCCAGTATGACAGATGAGGGTGTAGTTGATTACATCCTAGAGCGTACGGATAATGTCAAGGGCTTTCACGCATTTACAGATGCACTAAGGGATAAAAACATTGAAGACAAGTTTGTTATTGATACTAAACTAGGTATTACACCTGGCTCTTCCTTGGTAAGCGGCGGCACAGCATCAGCTACACGTACGCTAGGACTACTTGAGCTACTAGGATACAGGAACATTCACCTATTTGGATTTGATTGTTCTGTTCCAGAAGATGCTGTAAAGAAAGACGACAAGGACGAGATGGGTAATCCACGCTATATGAACGTAGAAATTGGAGGAGAAAAGTTCTGGACTACAGGTGAGCTTCTTGCATTAGCCCAAGACCTAGAGAAGCTCTTTGAAAGAAAAGACTACACACTAAGCCTGTCATTCTACGGAGAAGATACATTGGCAGCAGCTGTGTGGAAGGGCGGATACTACAAGAACAACGTAGTAACATTTGAGGAGTACTCGAATGCTTAAGGAGAAGCACGAGAAGTTTTGTCAGTCTTATCTTATCAGTAAGAATGCTACGCAGTCAGCAATTGCAGCTGGGTATTCTGAGCGTTCAGCCCACAACCAAGGGTATCGACTACTGAAAGACCCAGCAATCGTAGAGCGACTAACTGCCTTAGAGTCTGAGTATAATACAGATGTTGATGTAATCACAGAGCTTGAGCAGCAGTACGAGGCAGCTAAGGCCAACGGTAATGGAGCCACAGCCCTAAAAGCCTTGGAGATTCTGTCTCGTATTCGTGGTAATAATGCAGATGACGATGCACCACAGGACATGGAAGGTCTTGAGGGGCGCATCTGTGCTGCGATGCAGGTAATTGGAAAGGACAAGATGTACGAACTGTTTATGTCTACCTTCCCCGAAGACTTCGACGAAGACTACGAAGAGCCTGAAGAAGAATACGAAGAAGAAGAGGAGGACACAGATGTCACTGACTAGTTATGCAATCGGAGTCTTGATTATTATTGTTGCAATCTTACTAGGCGCAATAGAGGAAAAGAAATGAGTAAGTTTGGACAGAAGTCTGCCTTCATTACAGGCATTACAGGACAAGATGGTGGTTACCTAGCAGAGCTTCTGCTTGATAAGGGCTACGAAGTACATGCACTACAGAGGCGCTCTTCTTCCGAACCCTCACAACGTATTGCACATCTGGTAGACAACAAGAACCTACACCTACATTACGGTGACCTGTCGGACACGGGGAGCATCATGCGGTTGTTCGATACAAACATATTCGACGAGGTGTACAACCTAGCTGCCCAGTCTCACGTGCGTGTCTCCTTTGACATGCCAGAATACACGTCTGATGTAGACGGTATGGGGGTATTAAGGCTGCTGGAGTGCATTCGTACACTAGGAATGGAAAGTCATACCAGATTCTACCAAGCATCCACCTCAGAGCTATATGGGAAGGTTGTAGAAACACCACAATCAGAGACCACACCCTTCTATCCACGCTCTCCTTATGGTGTCGCCAAGCAGTTTGCATACTGGATGGTTAAGAACTACCGTGAAAGCTATGGATTACACGCTTCCAATGGCATCTTGTTTAATCACGAGTCGCCGTGGCGTGGCAAAGAGTTTGTTACGCAGAAGATTGTACAGGGTGTGGCTAATATTGCCAAGGGCAACCAGCCTCACATTGAGCTAGGCAACCTAGATGCAGAGCGTGACTGGGGACATGCAAAAGATTACGTGTATGGCATGTATTTAATGACCCAGCAGGCGCAGGGCGATGACTATGTACTGGCTACGGGCGGGCTACACTCCGTGAGAGAGCTTGTAGAGAAGTGTTTCCGTGCAGTAGACATGCGTATACGCTGGGAGGGCGAGCCTGGACCTGACGAGATTGGTGTAGATGAGAATGGTAATACTGTGGTTAAGATTAACCCAGAGTTCTATAGACCTGCAGAGGTTGAGCTACTACTGGGCGATGCTACCAAGGCACGTGAAGTGCTGGGATGGGAACCTAAGTACACCTTTGATACAATGATTGACGAGATGATGCAGGAAGCTCTTACTTAAGAGGATTAGCTAAGGCGTCCATACCACGCCACAGGTCATCTATTTCACGTTGAACCTTGCTAACTTGTCCCGCCTTTTCAGCAGCTTGGTTAACTTTTAATACTGACTCAGCCATAATCTTTTCCACTTCAGAAACCCTGTCACGCATGTCAAGTAATTGCTTTTGGTTTTCCATAATTGTTTCTAGGTTTGCCCCCAACACTGTTAGCTTTTCTGCAGCCTTACCATTGCCAGACACTGCTTCTTCAACAGCTTCGATACGACCATAGAACTCCGCCACAGCCCAGATGCCACCAGCCATAGTAGTAGCAATAGACATTACTATTGCAATCCAAACTCCCTTTAGATTTACACCACCAATTTTAAGCTCTGTATCTTCTAATGACATTAGTTGTACTCCTGGTCTTCGTATATTGTTTGACCCATTCCTAAAATTTCTTGTTGGCTTATCATATCATTAGCAAAAAACCCATAAAATCCGTGAGTATAACTCGATGATGTCCAAGAAAATGAAAGACTTTGGTTTGCCTTGTTATATGTGGCAGTAGCATTAGACATGTTTAAGTTATAGCTTTGTGCGCCACTGTCTACTGAATCTGTAATTCTTAAATCCTTAGAGGCAGCTAGAAAAGCAGCCGCATTTTGTGAATAAGTTTCAATATCAGATAGTGCATTGTTATATTCATTTACATCCTGTTGATTAAGGGAAACGTCATTAGCTACAATGTAATCCTGTAGCTCTTCTTGTTGTACTGTGTTTGATTGGTCTGTATCCTCCGCTTTTTCTGCTACCTCTGTAACAACAGCCAGCGTAGCAGCAGCCTCAACAAATGTATCTACTGTTGTTTCTAATTGAATCATTGTTTCTTCGTATTGATTTTCCAGCATCATTTGAGTGTTGTAATAAATACGATTAGACACTTCATTAACAGAGTTATTGTACGCATCAACATCTGCAGGTGTAATAAAAGTAGGAAGTGTAGTTCCATCGGGCGCTATCTTACCCCTTACGGCGTAATAAGCTAAGCCTCCTACTGCATATCTACCTTGTTGAAGCTTGTTAGCAATAGAACGACTAGCCGCTACAAGCCTATCAATCTCAGTCTCTGCTAATGCTGGTCCTGAAACGCTTGCTAATAGACAAAGTGCTATCAATATTTCCCTCATCTGTCTCTTCCCCTCCAATGTTAAGAACACTATCGTAATGCTTTTTTCTTTTTTTGTAATCAGGTATAAATTTAGCAGGGTTTCTTTTCATTGTCATGAAAGCTGACCTGCCTACAATAAGCTTGCCGTTAACAGTAAGAGGACACGGTGTACCTGAATCAAACATAGAAATCCAAATGGTTTTCTTTTGACACATTAAAGCCACCGCTGCGATGTTCATACCAAGGTCTTTTAATATCTTAGCATCACGTCTTCTATTGCATTCAATATCTTGTTTATACCCACCTAAAGCTAAACCTAATACGTTTACTTGCACTGCTGCACTACGGCCAGCCAAACAAGTGTCTTGTCCGTTAGACATATACGTTGGAGCAATGGCCGATGGGGGCGGTGTTACATCTGAAGCTGCTCCCGCTCCGTTATAATTTTTTGTGGTGCTGGGGTTGTTACTGCTAACAGTACTGTCTGAGTTTACAGTGCTTGTATTAAAGTCACCCTCTTGTGTATTTTGCGCAAACAAAAGAGTCGGCCAAAAGACCAACGTAAAAAGTACTAAACTTTTTTGTGACGCCTTCCACATATCATTTCCTTAAAGCTCCAATAGATTTAACACCAAAGCTTGCGCCAATACTTACCAAGATGCCCCAAGATAACCACTCAGGGCAGTCTTCCTTTAAGAACCTAAACCCGTCTGCAATGTATGGCTGTGCGGGTGGGTAGAAACAAGCACACAACAAGCCAACAAAGAACAAAGTCCATAGTTCGTCCTTCCAGCTATCAGAAGAAGCATCCATAGCTTTAGCTTCCCACGCTGCATCACTGGAGGCACGTTTAATCTGCCCCTTAATCTTAGCCTCTTCAAGCTTACCTTTAAGTTCTGATTTCTTTTGCTTGCCCTCCATCCACTTACTGGCAAGATTTGTAATTGGTCCTAAAAAATTTAACATTATACTGTATACTCGTTTGCAATTAACAATATATTAAAGATAGCAGCCACCTCGTTAACACCAGCGCTAGACTCAGCAGTCATCTCAATGTCTGACTTCTCTGGTATAACAAGTGGGTATCTGTATATTTCTTCATAAGAGCTATCAGACAGTGTAAACTTAGCCCGTGTTCTAAAGACACCTCCTGGCTCTCTTACTTTAAGACGAACTCTTACAAATCTTTGTCCTGTTTCCGTAGCAGTATTGGCTGCAACTTGGTCGAGGTAACCAGTGTAGCCAGCAGGTATAGTATACACAGCCTGTAAAGATTGGTTCTCATTAGCCACCATGTAACTATTAAGTTGTCCTGCAGAGTTCTTAACAAAGACATCTTCCGCAGCTTCCACATCGTTGCTTGTAAACATACGATTAACTCTAATAAACGAGCCGCTGGTGACCACAGTAGTTGTGGCGTTTAGTGTAACGGTGTTAGACAGTTCGTTGTAGTCTGCATCCAAGCCTTCGATTGTAATCTTAGATGTTGTGTTTGTACCAGAGCCAGCGTATACGTTCATGGGCGCTGCGCTAGTAGCGTAGACATACTCAATGCCCCCATCAAACACAGCAACCTCTGTTCCGCTTACCGATGTAGCATAACCAAACTTAGAAACACTCTTATGTTCCTGCACATAACCACGTTGTACGTGTAGCTCAAATGGTTCATGTTTACCTGTTCTTGTTATGCTTGAATACTCGCCCATTATTCTAATCCTTCTATATAATTTGTTCCATCGTATCTAAGGATAGACCCACGGTTATCCTCTGCGTAACTACAGTGAATCCAACCAGAGTTAGGCTCACCATCTTTATAAAACTCCAGTATCAGCTGGTCAAAGTCCAAGACATCCCGAATCCATTCAGCTACCTCTTTATTGTCCACGCCCATAACTTCAAAGTCAGCTGCCTGTCCCTTGGCGTGTTGACTCTTCCTGCTGCTGCCAATGGCAACACATAAATCTTCTGACCTGTACCCACTACTAATAGTTACAGGTCTGCCATAATGCTCACGCAATGGCTGTAATATATTATCGCACAACAGGTGTAGGTTATACAACCCCTCTGGTGTAGGATTATTATCAATACCCATACGCAAGGCTGTCTGACTCTTTGTCAGCTCACTCAACGAAAAGTTTCTACTTAGTTTCATAAAGTTCTTTACCTGTATATCTAGCAGAAACATCAGCCATAATGTCAAGAATTTCAGAATCAACAGTATTTTCGTCAAACTTTATAAGCTCTGCTATCCCTTGGCTTTCATTAAAATCTAAGGGAGAATTTATATTTTCCATAATGTTAATAGCGTTGTCATAAACTTTATCATTTAAACTATCTTCTGCATTCATTGTTGCCATAGAACTAATCACATCAAAAACTTGTTTACCTTCCTCGCCTGTTTTTTTGTTTGTATAATTAAATTCAATACCTGAAACTGCTTGACCAATATCATACAGTTCTCTATTATTTTGAACAACTATATCTTGATACTTAATAAAATTATCTTCTATGTTTTTATACAACTCTCTTTTCTCTTGCTCACTTCTTTTTCTTACGGGTATGTCTTTAATTATCTGGTAAAAACTATCTGCAGCGGCTACTTTGTTTCTAAAGTTTTCTTTAACTTTTTGATTTAAAGCAGCATCAACATCAAACGTATTGTTTCTAATTCCATATATTAAAAAGTTTCTAATTTCTTTTGCTCTTAAAGGAAATCCAGATTTAGTTTTTCCTTTTCCCTCGCCCAATGCTTCTTCGGTGGCTACAGCTTCCATATATTTTCTAATGTTTTGGCTTGTCCCAGGCTCGATTACTTTTCCTAGTGAAGCCAAAGTACTAAGGGCATCGTCCTCAAGGCTAATACCCCTTCTAATAGACCTATTAAACTCGTCAACACCTGAAAGAGCAGTTTTACCTGCTCCGTATAAACCTTTTAACGCATAATATTGCGCTGTCAGGTCTGTTAAAATCCCGTCCCTAAGATTGTTCAACTCTGTTTCTGTAATTTCACCCTCTTCATAATCTTGAGATAAAGCATATAGTCTAGCGACAGGCTGTCTAAGATAAGAGTCAGCATCAAAGGTAGAGCCATCAACAAACTTTGTTTTAACATGCCCATCTTCGTCCACATAAAAGGGTTCTGTTGGTATTTGTATTGAAGCTTGCTGCCACTCAGGTAAAAGAACCCTTAGCCCCCGCTTGTTTCCCTCTGTCCAATCGTTCTCAATTTCTTGAGACATTCTGTAGGCTTCCTTGCCAGTATAGACACTAGCAAGTGCTGCAACGCTTTTCCCTGCCTTTGCTCTTAACCTACTGTTTCCTGTTGCGTTTGCTTCTTTAAGGTCCCTTAGTGCCATCTTTAAAATATTAAAGTTGTTTCTTAATCTTTCAGCTGTATACACTGGATAAGCACCAATAGGATATTTACCAAACTCTCTAACAAGAGGTGCAGCATAGGTGTAAGAAGGTAGTTTTTCTAAGACGTTGTTAGAAGCCATATTAAAAATTTCATCTAAAGGCTTGTCTGGATAAACGTAGGCAAGCTCTTCCATTTCAATTTTATGTGCAATCTTTTTACCAAAGTCGTCTGTAAAACCATAAGCGTCCTGTGCCAAACGCAAAGGATACTTAACAACTTTACCCAGAGTTCCCAACCAACCATCCATTGTTTTAGGGTCACCCCACCTATCAAGTGTTACGTTTTTAATAGGAGTGGCAACAACGCTGCTATCAAGAACACCAGCCTCTCTAAGGCGCATATCGTTTGACAATTCTTTTGCACTGTCTATTGCCTTTCTAACATTCTTAGGGAGAGACGCATATGCTTCTGGATTTCCAAGAAGGGCTAGGTCAACGACATCTTGATTGGCACCCGACTTATTAACTGCAGAACGTAGTTTTCTTTCTTGTGTTGCCGCCCTAGTAAATTCTATTTTTGATTGTTGAGCAAACTTAACAAACTGTTTAGGGTTAGTAAGGAAACCGCCTGATGCCAAAGCCTGGAACATACCATACATATTGTTTATGTGTTGCTGTAAGTCTAAAGTAGTTTGCGTGGACTGTCCATAAGCAGCCGCCCTCTGCGCCCCAGCAACTACACGGCCCCATAAGCCACCAAGCTGTCCAGTATAACCAAACATTTCAGTGCCTCTTTCTAAAACCTGTGCCATTTGTTTTGAGGTTGTAAAGTCTGCAACACGGGGCATAATCCTAGCGGTGTTTGTTCCAATAGACCCAGCAGCGCCTTCAATGTATGCACCTACAGGAGTTTTTTCTGCTGCTGCTGCAATCTGTTTTGGTGGAGACAAAAATCTAGTAGACGTTTTAGGAAGGCTTTCAAAAAAACCACCAAGAGAAACAGCCTTGCCCTCATTGGTCAAAATAAATGATTCTACTTCTTTAGCAAACCTACCTAAAGTAATTGCTTTACTTTGATTTCTTAGTGTGCTGTCCACCATACGAAGAGGGTCTTTAATTTCTCCAAGGAAAGCAAGGATAGGTTCATTGATAGCTAAGTTTTTCTTAGACATAACCTTAACAGCAGTGTCCCCCTTAAGGTGACGACCACCAGCAAGCGCCTCAAAAATAAGACCCGCCTCTTCGTCCCTACCTCCTACAGTAGCAAAGTCATCTAAGGTTTTCCACAAAACTTGTTCGTCAACACCAGGGTTTTTATCCTTTAAGTTTTTAAAAGCTCTGTCAATAATTTCATTTATTTCAGGTGTGTTTTTATCAGCTATTTTTTTAGTTTTTCTAGCTAACGGAGTACCTGCTTTTGCAGCTGACCTTGCAGCAATACCAGAACGCAAAGCTTTTGCCCATCTAGGGTTGGTATAAATTTCATACTGTCGTGTAAAATAAGTTGTACCATCGTCAGCCAACCCCAACACAAAGTCGTCCTTGTTACCTAATCCGTATATTTGTTTAACAGCGGCGTCCTTTTTATTAATGTTTCTTTTTGTTACACGAACAGTGTCTTGTAAATATTTAGGTAGTTTAGACAAGGCAGCTTCACCAGCCCCCATGATGCTTTGAGACTGTGTAATTACCTTTTGAATTTCTGATGGAAGCTTTAAAAGAGCAGAGGCATCCCCGCTCATTGCAAGGTTAACATTATTTCTTAGCTCTGCTGCGCTTTGTTCAACAGCAGCCGATGCCCTCTTGTCAAGTTCAGAGCGCTGTTCCTTTGTTGTCTTCCCTTTGTTTTTATTCTTATTACTTTCTCTTATAATTTTTTTAGCTTGAGCATCTTGAGCTTCTTTAGCAAGGCTATTAATTTTAAACTCTATTTTTTGAACGTCATCACGACCACCAGTTAAGGCAAGCCTTGTGTTTTCAACCACATCGTCTGGATTTTGACCAATTCTTTTTGCTTCTTTTTTTGCTTTATTTAAATCTTGCCTTAATATTTTAGTGTCTACTTTTATTTGTTTTAAATCAGCTTGATATTTATTAGCTCTAGTTCGGAAAGCAGGAACTAGTTTTGCGGGCAGCTGTCCCGTAGTTTTAAGGCCACGTGCAAGAGCGGTGTTAACTCTATCAAGATATGGAATCTTATTTACAACTGGCTCAAGCACTCTGGCTATTGTTCCCTTTTGAACATACTGGTCACCTAGCTCAACAACTTCTGTTTTAACAGGAACAGGAGCGCCATCAGCAACTTCCTTTGAAGTCCTGGCTCCTATTACAATTGGCTCATCGACAGCATCAAGAGCAAGAGCTTCTGCACGTTTAATGCGTTCCTTTGCACCTGCCTTTGCACCCTCAACAATTTCTGTAATTTCTTTTAGTTTCTGTCCCTTGTCTCTAATATTCTTAAATTGTTTATAAGCACCACCAACTGTTGCAAACAAACCTTCAAATATACCAGCGGTCATCCCTGAGTCAATAATTTTCTTAAGCTCTTTTTCTGCCTCTGTATCATTCTCATTAATAACAAGGCGTTCCAACAAAGGCTTTGTCGATGGAATATATTCTGTGAGTATATCAGCCATCTGATGGTCGTTCTCGTTTTTAATAGCATAGTCAAATAACACAAAGTCAGTAAGTCTTTTCTTTGCTCCTGGCTTCATGCCCAGTGCCTTAGTAACTTTAGTTACACCAGCAAAAGGAACTAGCATAGATGTAACGTCAACCATTGCTTTTTCTTCGGGAGATAAAACAGGGTCAGCTAGTTCTTTTAAAGCATAAGAAAATTTTCTTCCTGTATCAGTAGACTGTACTTTTGAATCTACAAAATTAACGGCATCGTCAAGAACATTTCCTATTTTTTCAGTTGTCTTTGGGGCAACCGCTTCTCCAACAGCTGCTATTGGACGTTTTATTACAGATGCAGCATCACCCACGCCCTTAACAACAGCAGCCCCCAAAAGCTCTGTTCCCCTGCCCATCATAGCGGCTTGTGCTTGCTGGCCTGTAACTAGTTTTTCAAAGAAATTCTGCTCACCAAACGGCTTCTCTTCAAGACTCCTCTGTAATTCCGCTTCAGCAGCACTAGGTTTTTCAAATGTTTCTGTGTCTCTTGTGCCTTCCAACAGTTCTTCTATTTGTTGCGAATAAGCATTGAAGTCTTCTTTAGTATAATTGTTTTCAAGCATGTA